GAGAATTCAGACAGAGCTTTCGAAGAGGAAGTAATGTTATCTGGATTTGCAAATGCACAAGTTAAACCTGAAGGTTCAGCTGTAACATTTGACAACGCTCAAGAAACTTTCACTGCTAGATACACGCACGAGACAATTGCTCTTGCATTCTCAATCACTGAAGAAGCGATTGAAGATAACTTGTATGATAGATTATCATCTAGATATACAAAAGCATTAGCAAGATCTATGGCGAACACTAAGCAAGTAAAAGCTGCGAATGTATTAAACAATGCATTCAGTGCTAGTTACACAGGCGGTGATGGAAAAGCGCTTTTAGCGACTGACCACCCAACTATAGCTGGTACTTTTTCAAATGAGTTAGCAACATCTGCTGACTTAAATGAAACATCTTTAGAGCAAGCGATGATTGACATTGCTGCTTTCACAGATGAAAGAGGCTTAAAAGTAGCTGCTAAAGGTATGAAAATGATCATCCCTTCTGAGTTACAATTTACTGCTGAGAGACTGATGAAATCAGCTCAAAGAGTTGGCACAGCTGACAATGATATCAATGCAATCAGATCTATGGGGATGTTACCTCAAGGTTATGTAGTTAATAACTACTTAACTGATACTGATGCGTTCTTTATCAAAACAGATGTACCTAACGGTCTTAAAATGTTCGTAAGATCACCAATCAAAACTGCTATGGAAGGCGATTTTGATACTGGTAACGTAAGATACAAAGCTAGAGAAAGATACAGCTTCGGCTGGTCTGACCCTAGAGGTATCTTCGGATCACCTGGTGCGTAATCACTAGATTAACGAAAAATAAATTAGGGCGATCCTTGTGGTCGCCCTTTTTTTATGGTAGAAAGAAAAACTCATGAAAACATTTACCGTACAGATTAGATCCAGAGGATACTTCACAAAGTTTAATGTGACTTGCTTAGACAGCGAGGAAGCGTTAAATGATGCGATAGTTGACAAACTAGGACAATCTGATATAGTATGGGAACCAAGTGGATTTTACGATACCCGTAAAACCTGGATAACCTATGAGGAGGTTAATGATGCAAACACACGTTCAATCCCTTTACAAACAGAAGAAGGGTCTAGAACTACAATGGGAGCAGCACTATAACGATGAGGGTAGATATACTCTCGATATGGTTAGGATTGATAACAAAATTAGAGACGTTATTAATCACATTAAATTAGCAGAAGCAAAGCAAGCTAATTTAGTTAACAAAATAGAAGACGCTGCACCTCAAGTTTCAGTAGCTACTTAGTAAAAACGCTACTACATTACTAAAAATCACAACTTCAATACAAGATCGCTTGCACTCTATTAAAATCTGATATATAAAATTATTACTATACAATAAACTTTCACATAGACGCGTATAGTCGACGGCCTAGAGACTATGTGGAAATAACTAGGAGGATAATAATATGGCAACATCAACATTCCAAGGTAAGATTAGATCTTACGGCGGACAAGACAAATCATCAACAGCAACACCAGGCGTTGTAGTTTTATCAGAAGTAATTTCTTTTAATGCTGCAGGTTCAAATGTAGCTGTAAGAATTGGTACATCAGCAACAGCTGGTAACACATTTACTTTACCAGTAGGTGCAGTTCCAATTTCATTTTCAGTAGTAGGTGTATCAACAGGTGCAGGTTCTACTTGTGATATTGGTTCTACAGCTGATCCAGATGGTTTCTTTAACGAAATCGCAACAGTAACTAAAGGAACTCTTAAAGGAGCAGATGGCGCTTTAGTAGTAGCAGGTGGAATCACAGCTAATACTCAAGTTACAGCTTCAGCTGGAGCAACTGCAGGAACTGGAACTGTTACAGGTGTATTTACATACGCTGTAGTAGATAACGGTACTGTTGGAGAAGCACAGTAATTAAATAATTAGTGGAGCTCCTTCGGGAGCTCCTAAAATTTAGGAGAACAAAAATGAGTTTTAAAAGCGATATACAAGCAACAAGATCAACAGCAGCAGCTGGAGCAACAGCAATAGTTGCGCAACCAATAAGATTAAGAGGTATTATAATTGCTTCTGATGGTGTTGGAGCAGGTGTTCTTGAATTAAGTACAACTTCAAATGCTGGAGCAACTTTATTTATTGGAGATGTTCCAAACGGAGATGTAATTAATTTTTCTTTTCCAGAAGATGGAATTTTATTTCCACAAGGAATTTACTGCAAAACTAAAACTAATGTTGCGGCTTATACATTATTAACAGATAAATATTCTGGTCCGAATTTAACAGCGTAGGAGGCTTAAATGGCTAACACTACTTCGGGAACATATACTTTTGATAAAACTTTTTCTATTGATGAAATCATAGAAGAAGCATACGAAAGAATTGGTATGCAAGGCGTATCTGGTAATCAATTAAAATTGGCCAGACGTTCTTTAAATATCATGTTTCAAGAATGGGGTAACCGAGGACTTCATTATTGGGAAATAGGAAATAATTCTTTAACCTTAGTACAAGGTCAATCTGTTTACACAATGTATAGAGCGACTTCTGATGGCACATCAGATGCGACAGCTATTTATGGTGTTTCAGATGTATTAGAAGCTTCTTACAGAAACTCATCTAGTGTTGATACTCCACTTACAAAAATAGATAGATCTACATATCAAGGACTTGCAAATAAAACTTCACAAGGAACACCTTCTCAATATTTTGTACAAAGATTTATTGATAAAGTTACAATCACTTTATATTTAACTCCTGGTGCTTCTGAAGCAGGTAATTTTATTAATTACTATTATGTAAAAAGAATTCAAGATGTTGGATCTTATACAAATGCAACAGATGTTCCTTTTAGATTTGTTCCTTGTATGGCTTCTGGTTTAGCATTTTATTTATCACAAAAATTTGCTCCACAAAGAACACAAGAATTAAAATTATTCTATGAAGATGAATTAGCTAGAGCATTAGCTGAAGATGGTTCACCTTCTAGTACATTCATTTCACCAAAAACTTATTATCCAAATGTCTAATTTTTCAAAAGGTAAATATGCACAATTCATTTCTGATCAATCAGGTATGGCATTTCCATACAAAGAAATGGTTACACAATGGGATGGATTAAGAGTACATGTTTCTGAATTTGACCCTAAACAACCACAATTAGAACCAAAACCACACGGTGCAGATGCTCAAGGTTTGCCACAAGCTAGACCAGATAGAGTAGAACCAGCGGTACCTAATTTGTTACCAGGTAACCCTATTTCAACAGTTGGTGGATCTGGTGTTATTACAATAAGAGAACCTTCACACGGTAGAGCAAATGGAAGCACAGTTGTCTTAAGAAATGTAGATGGTAGCCCAGGAGGATTAGCATATTCTTTGTTTGAAAATGCAAGTGGATTTAGTATAACAGTTTTAACAACAGATACTTATAGTTTTAATTTAGGTACTAATTGTACGTTAACAGGAAGTTTTGGAGGAATGAATGTTACAGCAGGACCAGTAACATTAACACCATAATATGGCAGGATTTACATACACAACATTAACAACAGCAATTCAAAATTACACAGAAGTAAGCAGTTCTGTTTTAACTTCTACGATTACAAATCAATTTATTGAAAATGCTGAATTTAGAATTTTAAGAGACGTACCTATTGATGCATATAAAAAACAATCAATTGGTAATTTAGTTACAGGTCAAAGTACAATAAACGTACCTGCTAAAACTTTATTTGTTAAAGGTGTTCAAGTATATAATTCAACTTCTGCTTCTACAGGTACTAATTCTTGGTTAGAAAAGAAGGATGAAAGTTATTTACAAGAATATATTCCTGCAGAAACATCTACAGGATTTCCTAAATATTATGCTATGTTTGGTGGAGCAACAGGTGTAACAGATACTACTTCTGGAAGACTATTTATAGCTCCTGTACCAGATGATACTTATATTTTTAAGATTCATTATGAAGCTATTCCTGATGGATTATCTAGCTCTAATGCTACAACTTATATAAGCCAATACTTTGGAAATGGCTTACTTTATGCTTGTTTAGTAGAAGCTTATGGATATTTAAAAGGTCCAATGGATATGTTGACACTTTATGAAAATAAGTATAAAGAAGAAGTAGACAAGTTTGGAATGGAACAACTTGGTAGACGTAAACGAGACGACTACACAGATGGGACAGTTAGGATAACAATACCATCAACAACACCTTAAGGAGTTTATTATGGCAATTACATCAGCGATATGTTCTAGTTTTAAACAAGAACTTTTACAAGGCAAACACGATTTTGATACATCTGGTTCAGGTGGTGATACTTTTAAAATTGCACTTTACACAAGTTCAGCAACTTTAGATGCAACAACAACTGATTACTCAGCAACAAATGAAATTACAAACACAGCAGGTTCTGCATATGTTGCAGGTGGACAAGCTTTAACAAACACTGGAGTTGGTTTAACTTCAACAACTGCGTTTACAGATTTTTCTGATGTGTCTTGGACTTCAGCTTCTTTCACAGCTAACGGCGCATTAATTTATAATACAACAACAGATGGTGGCACTGGCACAACAGATGCTGTTTGTGTAATTGCTTTTGGTTCTGACAAGACAGCAACAAACGGAACTTTCACAATTCAATTCCCTACAAACGATTCGTCAAACGCAATCATAAGATTAGCATAGGAGTAGCTCATGGCTGGATGGGGTAGATTTACCTGGGGCCAAGCTTACTGGGGCGAAGATGAACTTCTCGCTACTGGTTGGGGTGCTAAAACATGGGGCGCTGGAGATTGGGGAACTTTAGCAAATGAAACTGTTCTAGTTTCTGGACAAGAAATAACCGCTACATACAATCCTGCAATAACTATCACAGCTGAAATTAATACTGGTTGGGGTGGAAAAACTTGGGGAGAAAATAACTGGGGTGATTTAACAAGTATAACAATTAGCATTCCTGGTTTTGAAGTTTCATCAACATTAAATACTGCATTAGATATATCTGGTAATGCATTAGTCAATACAACTGGAATAGAAGCATCATTTACAATTGGTACAGTTACCATTACAGCAGATGCAAATACTTCTATTACAGGTCAAGAAATTACATCAGCGCAAGGAACATCTACAGTTGATGTATCAGTTACACCTACAATTACAGGTCAAGAAATTACAGCAGCTATTGGTGTAATAGATCCTGCAGATCAAGTTATTGGTTTAACAGGTTTATCAATTACATCAACACAAGGTACAGCTGTTGCTCCAAATGAAGACGTATCTGTAACTGGTTTTGAAATTACTTCAGCTCAAGGTACATCAATAGTTGACACAACAACTTTTGTATTACCTACTGGCTTCTCGCTGACATTATCTGAAGGCTCAGTAATAGTTCCAAATGATGCTGTATCTTTAAATGGTTTCCAAATAGATACTCAGTTAGGAATTATAGTAGGATCAGGTTCAGTAGCTGTTCAACCAACAGGAATAGAAGCTACAATGTCTGTTGGTATAGTAGATCCTGCAGATCAAGTTATTGGTTTAACAGGTCTATCGTTTAATGCTTCTATTGGAAATATAGCAGAAATTGACGATCAAGTTGTAGGATTACCAAGCTTTACTGTAACTTCAACATTAGGAACACCTTTTATCATCCATTATCAAGATGTTGACACAGGTTCAAATACATCATATAGTGGCGCTTCAACGGGTTCGAATACATCTTATTCGGATGTTGCAACTGGATCAAATACAAGTTATAACGATGTAGCAGCATAGGAGATTTATGGCATCAACATACAATTATTTAGGTATAGAACTTATGGCAACTGGCGAGAACGCTGGTACATGGGGGAATAAAACAAATACAAATTTAAATATTATTCAACAAGCCGCAACAGGTTATCATTCACAATCTATTGCAGGTGGCGCACAAACAACAGCATTATTAATTACAGATGGTGACGACACAACAAGTGGCCTAACTAACGCTGCAAGAAATGTTGTAATAGAATTAACAGGTACAATTACAGGAAATCAAATTGTAACTATTCCTAACGGAACAGAAAAATTATATATTTTTAAAAATTCAACTTCAGGCGCATACACAGTACAAATTAAAGGTGCTTCAGATGCAGGTTCAGGTACAACTTTCTCAGCTACTGATAAAGGTACTAAGATGTTATACATCGATGGACAAGATGTTACTGAAGTACAATTAGCATCACCTCCAGGTGGTTCTGATACACAAATTCAATTTAACTCAGGTGGAACTGCATTTGGTGGTTCTGCTAATTTAGTTTGGGATGGAACAAACGTAGTATTAGGTGCAACAGGTGCATTAAGATTAGGTGATACAACTGGTGGAGAATATGTTGGATTA